GTATCTAAACTGTTGTTTTCACAATACTGAGATCCGTTGACGCAAGCTGTACCAGACTGTTGACTAGACTGGGCGTTAACATTTACAGACAAACCAATAACCAAAGTTACCAAAAAACCAATAGCAGACCAGGCTATTATTTTATCTTGATGTTTTTGCTCCTTGTTCATTTGGTTTATAAACTCCTAGTTCAATTAATTTATCTCTATTACTTAAATGCTCTAGTTCAATATCTTTTTTGCTTTGGCCTTTGTATTTAACCGCCATATAGTTATCAATCATTTGCTGATTAATGTCTATTTTGTCTACTATAACTGATGCCAAAACTCTGCCGAATTTACCTTTAGAGTCTTTTAATTGCGTCTGTAAGATGACGTGCTTGCCATTTGATATGGCATCTTGTAAAAACTTAGCAGCTAGCTTACCTCTAGCCTTTTCGTCTTTGTCGCGAGTCCTAGACTCGGGCGTGTCAATACCGTATAAGCGTACGCGACACTTGTAAATAATATCAAAGCCAAGATCCAAGTCAACGTCAATAGTATCGCCGTCCACCACACGAGTAACTTTGCACCCATACTCATACATTATTTTTTCTTACGAGGTCGGCCTTTTTTTTTGGAACTTTTGTATAAGCTTCGTTTACGTTTGGAGTGCTAGGATCGTCAGCGACATATCTGCCTTTTTTATTCCTAGCCCTAACGGTTTCCATTTCTTCTTTAAGAGGATTAGGTAGTTCTGCTGAGCTAAGAGGCGTAAAAAAATGTACTACTTTTTTCCACCAAGACATGTTACTTCTTAAGTTTAGATGTAACTTTGTTCCAAAGTTCAGGTTTAAATCTTTTTACAGACCAAGCCAAAACTACTGTTACTATTATTAATGGTATTAATATATCCATACTGTATTACCTCAGTTTTTTTAAAATTATATACTAAATTTCGGTTTATTAACTTTTATTTAATAAAATTAAACCATCCTGTAATTATATATTTTTCTTGATTTTTTGTTATTTGACCTTTATGAGTATGTGTCCAAATAGCAGGAAAAATAATAGTTTTACCTTTTTTTGCTTTTACTGTGTAGTTTTGATGTAGAAACTGAGTTCCTCCATCTTCTACATTATTCAAATAAGTAGCAAAAACTAAATGCCTAAATAAAGTATGGTTATTGCCATTGTTTTCAAAGTGCCATTTATAAAATCCCCATCCTTTATCGTAATATTGTATTTTAGTTTTTTCTGTAATTGTGTAAAAACCTACTTTGTCAGAATATTCATATTCTTTTTTATATTGATTTGCACAGTCAACAAGTTCTTTTGTGTATTTAAAATTATTTAACTCATTTGGTAATATAGATAACTCTAAAGATTTTTTATGTTTGTTGTCAGATGATAGTGTTTTTCCCACTTCACTTATTGTTCCTTGAACAGCAGATGTTTTATTTTCGTTCCAGTAAGACATAATCTCATCTACAGCTTGATCACTTACTTGGTATTCCCCTATAAAATTTTTTGTGTTCATTTAAAATATGAGGGTAATCCAATCATAGGTCTGCCATCATATTTGTTTTTCTGAGCATCTTTACCACTAGCATCGTTGTAGTGTAAAAACACCTGTCCGCAATCTTTACCTTTAAAAGGTTCACGCCAATGCTCTAAATTGCATCCTCTATACATCAACATATCACCAGCTTCTAGATTGACCTCTACACCCTTTTTACCTTCTTCGCCTGATGGTTCTAGGAATATAGGCCAATCGTCACCACCTAAATTCATAGTAGTAGATATTTCGCAAGAGTATCTATCTTTGTGTCTTTTTAGCTCGTCACCTTTTTTATAGATTCTTGCGTATGAATAAGTTTCAGTAAGTTTAATTTCTGACTGTTCTTCCATAATGGGTTTAACTTTTTGTAATAATGTTTCCATAACAATGTCTGCATAGTGTGAATAAGTTTCAGGTATTTGTGAATCATTCCATACACCAAAGTATTCAGTAAACCCTGATATATATTTTTCATCAAATAAATATTTTGCTACTTCTCTTTTATTTAAAAAGTATTGATAACAAAAATCTGCTAGTTCTTTTGATACAGCACCTTTAATTACTTGGTATTTATTTTTTTTAAAACTCATCTAAATGGATATCCTAAATTCCAACATACTAAAGAGTGTCGTATTCCTTTAGTTACTGGTTTGACTCTATGCCAAACAAAAGAAGGAAAAACTATTACACTACCTTTTTTTCTAATCTCTTCACATACTCTTGGTTGTGATGCTTCATCTTCGTTTCTAAAATCAAACTCTAAATCACCACCTTCGTATTCTTCAGGGTCGGTTAGTGATACAGTCATACTAAGTTTTCTTAACTTGCCATGCACATTTTGATTTTCAGGATTGTTATAAGGTTCTTCGTAAGAATCACAATGCCAATCGTAAAACTGACTTTTTTTATATTCAGTAAATTGACAAGACTCTGACCAATCCCATTCAAAATTCCAACCAGCATTTGCATTTGCTTGATAAATGTAAGGTTGTATTTCTTTATAAATCCATCGATCATTCATCCATACAACATCAGACTTTCTTTTCTTTTGAATGTTTTTAAGTTCTAGTTTAGTTAGATTGTCTTTATCACCATTACCTGTAAGGGCAGTTTGTTTATCTTGCTCTTGACCATAACGAACAATCTCATCACATATTCTTTCAGGTATGGCTGATTGAAAGTACCAGTAATAGTATTTTAGATTCATCTTCTCTCTCTTAAGAGATCAGTATAGTTTAGATGTGATTTAAAAGAAAGATTGCTTAATTTGTCCAAGCACCAGCTTTAACCTGTCTATAGACTTGTCTCAAATCCCAACAACTTGATGTTCCATCAAGATAACTAACAGCAGCTTCTTTGGTTACAACTATGCCTGAGCCACCTGCTGCTCCAGCAGGATATCCAGCGTTAGCACCACCGCCACCGCCACCGCCTAAGTTGGCTGTTCCTGCTACTGCCGCTGTATTTCCTGATCCTCCATTTCCGCCACCGCCTGATCCTCCTGAAGCTACAGTAGGACTTGGAGATGAGCCACCTCCACCACCACCTGCGTAGGTAACTGCTGAACCTGTAATGCTTGATGCAACTCCATTCCCACCTGCACCACCATATCCTACATTAGAAGGTGAAGGTGTTGCTGTGCTTGAACCTGCACTACCTGCACCGCCTCCTCCTGGTGCTGCATTAGTAGCAACAAGTTTTGCTCCGCCACCGTAGCCTTGGTTGGTTGTTCCATCCGTACCTTCAGGTACTACTGGGTCGTTGCTTCCGTGTCCACCACCACATCCTCCAGGCTGACCAAGTGGGCTTCCTCCAACAACATAAGAAAAACGATGTCCGCCACCGCCACCGCCTGCTGATGTAATAGGGCTTGGTGTGCCTAAAATTGAAGGACTACCTGTTCCATATGTTCCTCTATTTACTTCTGCTGACCCTGCTCCTACTGTAACTGGATAGCCAGTTCCACCTGAAACTGGTGTGGCTGATTCTGCCGAACCGCCACCCCCTGATGTAGCACCTGGAACTGAAGTTCTAAAACCTCCTGCTCCACCGCCACCGCCAGTGTCTCCTCCTGCTCCTCCACCAGCAACTACTAAGTATGTAATTTCTGTTGTTCTTGGTTGAGTAGTAAGCGTTCCACTAGAATTAAATGTTGTAATTGTCTCTGCTTGAGTTTCTGATGATGCTTCTTGTACTGCTCCGACTAATCTAGGCATTAGCCACTCCAAGTTCCTGCTTTTTTATTATCGTAAACAGCGTTCATATCCCATACACCTGATGCAGTAAATGTTCCTGTAGGATTGTTAATAATTACAACCCCTGATCCACCTGCTCCGCCAGTGTGAGGACTTGGACCTGGACAACCGCTACCACCTCCACCTCCACCAAGATTTGCTGTTCCTGAAACTCCTGAAACATCGGGTACACCTGCACCACCACCACCTGCACCACCTGAGCCACCTGCTGCTCCATACGAAGGATAAGATGCACCTCCGCCTCCACCTGCGTAAGTTACAGATGATCCTGAAATAGAAGATGCTGTTCCATCACCTCCTGGTCCATTACCACCTGGAGCATTACCTGCTCCTGCTGATCCTGCTGCTGAAGCTCCGCCACCTCCGCCCGAAGTATAGCCACCGCCACCTGCACCGCCTGCATTACCTTGGGGTGGACTGACTGGAGGAGTATTACCTGCTCCGCCACTTTGACTTTCACCGCCTCCGCCTCCTGATCCACCTGCGGCTGCTGTTGCTCCTCTACTGGCCGAACCAAAACCACCACCTGCTGAGGTTATACTAGAAAAAACTGAATCTGAGCCTTGGGATCCTGGTGCGTGTGGACTACCACCTGCTCCTCCGCCACCAATAGTTATTGGGAAGTCTGTTCCTGCTGATACTGAAAAACTAGTAGCTGTTCTGAAACCACCTGATCCACCTCCGCCTCCACCATTGGAAGCTGCACCACTACCTGCTCCGCCACCTGCTCCTCCACCAACTACTAAATAGTCAACAGAAGTTGTAGAAGGGGGTGAAGAATATGTTCCACTTGAAGTAAATGTACTGATAAGCGCACTGAAACTTGCTGGATTATCTACACCTATTATTCCGCCATTAGAATTAGCCATAATTAAACTTCATTCCAAGCTAAACTAGAAGCATCCCATTCATAGTTGGTTGATTCTATCTCACCTATCCATTTTTGATTATCTTCATCCCAAAATATTAAAACGAGTTTAGAATTTATTTCTGTAACATTTGGGTAAGTAACTGGTGCTTTCCAATCGTCATTAGAATCTAAAGACCAAGATGTAAAAAGTTGAGGTGAAATAAATTTATCTTTACTTGCATCATAAGTAAAATCAGTACTTGCGTATTGTTTTCTAAAATTATTGTTGTATGAGGTTTGTTTCCAAGCTGTACCGCCTGTTGAGTGTGGAACAATAGACGCTACAAATGTTTCTGCATCTGCGTGTAAATCACCACCGTTAGCATTCACATCATCGTTAGATATTACTAGTACTCGTAATACTTTGTTGTTTGAATTAAGTTCTGCAAAGTGAGCCATATTTGTACTCCTTACGCGTCATCTAGTTCTTCGTAGTTAATGGTGTAAGTTAAATCTGAGTTAGCACTTGCACCACCCTCTAAGATATCTCCTTCTTCAAGGTAGATGCTTGAGTTCTTATCAATAAGCACCAAAGTAGCATCTGCTGGAACAGAGATAGTAGAAGCAAATAAAACTACTGAACCACCACTTTTAATAATTCCCATTGTTACACTTGCGGCATTTGTGCCATCAATATTTGCAACAATAATGTTATTAATTTTTATTAGCTTGTCACTTGCACAAGTTAATAAATCAGTCGTTACTGTAGTAGTTAAAGCTCCGCATATACTATTACCTTGTATCGAAGTTACGTTTACTAAATTTGGATTTGCCATAATATTGTCCTAATGTTATCCGAAAACCAAAGCCATTGCTATAGCTTTTCCTGTTGTTGCTACACCTGAACCACCTATACTAAGTGAAGATGCAACATTTAAATCTGTTAAAGCGTCTATCATAGCGCCACCTGACCCAGCCCCATCAGAGTAAATTACAGATGTCATTCCAGTTGGAATGGTAACTGTGGCTCCTGAACCTTGTTTAATAATAATACTTTGAGATCCGCTGGTAGCATTTTCTATAATCCATACTTTTGAAACCGTATTAGGCCCAATCGTAATAGTACAAGTTGAGTCTAAAGTTCCAGTATATTTTAAGAACATAGCTCGACCAGCGTCTGCTGAACCGTCTGCTATTGTTGTTGCATGAGTGTCTGCGTTGGTTGTTATGGCCTCTGTTCCATAACCAAAAGCATCGCCAATTAATTCTAAATTGGTATTTGTAGAAGTACCCCAAGTTCCGCTTTCGTCACCTGTTGCAATTTCTTTTAGTCTTAGATCATTTACATAAGTTGCCATTTTTTACCTCTAAGCATTTAGTATGCCATCTTTATTTGGTTATTGTATATTAAATTATGCAGCCACATCTGTCCAATTTGGCGTTTGTGATTGATCTATATCTTGCCATTTAAATACATGTCCTAACTCGCCTGTAGCTGAAAATCCTGTAATTGTAACTTTTGCTTCTGCGTCTACTGTTGCTGTACCCAATGTAGCTGTTGCACTTAATCCTGACACCCCAAACCTATTATCAGTAATAGTGGTTGCAGTACCTAAAGCTGATGTTCCAGATTGTCCAGTTGGAACTTGATTGGCTTTACATATAAATGTTGGGGTGCCTACAGCTCCAGTACCTTCTTGACCAGTTACCGATACATTTGCTTCTGCATCCGGGACGATAGATCCAACACCTGTTGTACCTGCAAGGCC